ATTGGGTATTAGGTGACGCCAAGAATGTCCAAGCATCATGGAGCGGCACACCGTCTGTTCCTTCATAAGCCCCAGCTATTCAAGCAAAACCCCGTTCTTCGGAACGGGGTTTTTTTTATGACAAGTGAAAATAAAAGTGTATATTTAACATAACATGGGTCGTAACCGAATAATTTACCAAAGCGAGGCTCTTTACGTCTCCCCTGCTTCCACCGGATACCATTTACAGTCTGGGCAAGGACTTGTTAGTGCCTACGACCTATCACTCGGTCCGGCAGCATGGCAATATAACGCTAATCTTTCTAATGATTCTGCTTTTCAGTCCGGCTCTTTAAGATGGAGCGGCATTAATGATCCAGCCACGGGCAATGTTTTAGGTTCAGGTCCTACGGGGCCTTGCTACGGACCAAGCGGAACCCGCTACAGAAGTCTGGTAGAACCCTTGCAGCGAGTTCAATCCATTAATTTTGATTTTACTATAAACCGTCAAGATGTCAATGCTTTCGGCAAGCTCGCAAGGCTAGACTCTATTGTAATGGAATCTCCAACTGTTAATCTTAATTTTGACTATTACCTTGTAGATGGGGAAAACGAAAGAAAAATGGGGTTCAATATACCTACTAGTGATCACTTAGGTGGTTTTCGCCCAACTAGCGCAGGATATTGGACTGGGGATTTGGCCGTCTCTGGATACAGCGCTTTATCTGGAATTATTGAAGACTCGCAAGGAAGTAATTACTTTATCCTTTTGGGTAAAGAGGCCTTAGATTTAGATAATCAAAAAATCACTAGCAGCACAACTGATTTTGATGTAATTTCTATTGGCAACGGGTTTATTTCAGATTATAGCATTAGCGCTAGCGTAGGGGCAATCCCAACAGCTTCGCTTTCAATTGAAGGGTTTAATGTTAAAACTGATAATGTAGCATCCGGAAACACTGTAGATTCAACAAGCAATTTATTAGAGGGAGACGGAATGGGGTTCTCAGCGATTCCTGCGGTGGACCCCGTGAACGGGTTGACAGGTATCCAAGGGGTAGACAGCTTTTATGCTAGTGGGGACTTATCCACATACAAAAACAAAAAGCGTCATTTGCGCTATAGCGTTCCAATGTATACCACAGGTATGGCGGATATAGCAGCCCTAAGGCCGGGTGATATAACATTTGAAATGAGCGCATCAGGTAGCTACGACGGATTTACTGATCTTAATGGGGACGGAGAAGCCCATCTGCAAAGCATGAATATCGGAGTACCAATGACACGCACAGTACTTCAACGACTTGGTAACACATTTGGATACAGCCGAGTACTTGACCTCCCCATGAATATAGATGTCAGCCTATCTGCTATTGTCTCCGAATTAAATAAAAACAATCTATTTACCACGCTAGCAAGCAAACAAACACATAACTTTACTTTAACATTGAAAAAACCCAACGATTCCACCGGAGCGCCGGGAACCACAGCTATGGTATTTCAGGTTAAAAATGCTCGCTTAGATAGCGAAAACTTCACTAGCGCTATCGGGGATAATGAAACCGTAGATATCACTTTCTCCACTCAAATAGGCGGAACAAACGATACTGATAACGGGCTCTTCATGGAAGGAAGCTACTATCGGTGGCCTACTATTAATTATTTCCCAATGGGAAAAAACAAAGATAAGGATAGCGCCTACAAGGGAACCCCTCCAGCTTACGGCTAATTAACCTATATAAGCTGCTCTTCCGTAAATATCGCCACTAGCGCTCGTAGAAGCGTCTGTACCGGCTACTTGGACTGGCGCGGCACCATATATGTTGTAACGCCCTACAAGGTCGTCTAGGGCCTCCTGAGCGTCTTTAGCGAACCCTCTGTAGGTCTTGGCAATCTCGTTTTTATTGGTCCTCGTGATCATGGAGTCTCCTTCACGCAAACTAATGAAGTCGACGGAGCTATCAATGCCCTTTAAAACAGCTCGAGCTTTTTTAGTATAGTAATTACTAATGTATATTTTCTTGAAAATATCACTTTCCTCAAACCTAAAGTTACCTGATGGCTGCAGTACAGTATCACCGTCTAGAGTGCCTGCTGTCACACCTGAACCGGAAAACTCCCTATAAATAATAGTGTTTAACAGTCCAATGTTATTAGCTAACCATCCTGAAATAGAAGTCAGGGTAACATACCCCGTATCCGAATCAAATTCATCATTGTAAATACCCGTGGCAATGGTACTTACCAAGTAAGGGGTCTTTTTTCTATTTGGCATATATAGTATATTACACCTAGATCAAAAACCTTCACCAAATAATTTTTTAGCTTTTTCGTAATTAGGGTGACTAGGGTCCGCTATTGACAAAGGCTGTTCAACCGCAATAGATCGACTACCTCGAGTCACTCTCTTAAACTCTTCCCTCAACTTCTGCTTCATGCGATCACGCGCACTATCTGGGAAAATACCCACTTTGGTGCACAGGTTCTGCAGGTCGCTTACTGTAGCCCCCTTGAGGCTTTTTTCAAAAATATCAGGCTCATTTGTACCAAAAGGATTAGTGGTCTTTATTCCCAGCACTTCCTCTAAATTCGCAACCTTTTTGAGCGTAGTGTCATCAAGCTTACCAGTTGTAAAGTGCCCTAAATCCTCTAAAGAAGCTTTCTCCTTGGAGGCCTTCCCGGTTGCGAAATGCTGAAGTTTCTCTAAAGAAGCCTTTTCCTTAGAAGCGGCTACTTTCTTTGAAGGCGTCGCCCTCTTTGTTTTTACTTGACTTTTTCTTTTTGCTTTCTTCTTTGCTGCCATATTTAATATTACATCTAAAAACCATTTTTTCCAAAAAAAAACTCCGCCCCGTTTCCGAGGCGGAGTTGGATATTGACATTAAGTCGATTACATGATCAAGCCCACTAAGGCCCTATCATCCAATACCATACGTCCCTCTTCTAATGCACCGTAGTAACCAATTCTCTGCTGTCTATTAGAGAACTGATCGTCGGCCACCAAGTTAAACTCAGAACCGGTGTCCGAATCAACGGCAATAGCGCGAACCATGGCATCACGTGTGCGGTCAAGACCCACAATGATTTCCTCGGTAGCGCCAGCGAATACCGCTGAAGATGATCCGTTGGCATTCATGTAATCCGTAGCGCCAGCAACCGTATCAAACACATCGTTGAAACGCTTACCAACACCAAGCTCAAGAATTTCCATAATGGAAATACCATAGAATTCAGTCAAGCCACCTTGACCAAAGACCTTCTCGCGCTCTGGATCCACTAACGTAACGGGCTGAGAAGTCGCACCAACAGCTGCTCCATTAGGGGCCAACGTGTTGATCGGGTTATAAGCCATCGCCCTGATCTGCTCCACAACTTCGGGAGAAACCAAGAGGTCACTTAAACCCTTGCGAGCACCAGTCGGTGTTCCACCATCCCAAGAAGCATTGTTTCTCTTGATCTTAGTGAACAACTTATTCAAGTCGTCTAAGAGCAAGCGATCAGCTTGGGCCGTACGGAAAACGTGACGGTTCTTATATTCCTTAACGTTTGTACCAGTTTTAGCGTTGGCCAAAGCTGTCATAAGCAAGTTCGAGGAAGTCCTCTCCTGCTTAATTAAAACTTCCTGCGCAACGCGCGTAAAGGTTTTACCAATGACGTCCAACCTCGAACGGGAAGCATATTTCTTATCAAAAGAAACTGCACTGTCCAAGTTATAAGTTGCAAACTTTAACTCAGACGACGTAGGTTGAACATAGTTGGTCGGAAGACCACCGGCCACAGACTGACTATATACACGAATATAATCTTCATCGAAGATATTGTAGTATAAATCCAACGGAATGGAAGGATTGTCGTCAGCGTTGTACTGAAGCGGCGTAAAAAGATTGCTAACTGTAGGAGCGTTATTGATAACTTCGGCGAGTACCGGACCAATAAACTCTGCGAGCGCAACCTGCGCGGCGTAAGCGGTATCGCGGTTACGCGAAGCCATAGCCTTAACTAATTCGATTTGCTCATCGGTTCTTTTTAATGTAATTTTCATTTTATTAAATAATCCTTTCTATTTTAAGGTTTATGCAACGTTCCAAGAAGCAGAACAATCGAGTTGTACTAACGCATACTGCGCAGTTCCAGTACCAGCAAACTCATCAGCTTTGCCCATCTGAGAAGTCCTGTTGCCCGTTCCGAGAATATGACCAACAATTGTCGATTCCAAATCACGAAAAGACTCTCTAGCTACACCCGCCAGCTTTCCGGCATTGGAGCTCGAAACCACCGCGATATTCCCGGGGATAAACGTTGCGCTCTTGTCATAGGCACCTTCATCAAATGTGAAAAGACCTTTTGTCGCGACCGGAACAGCTTGTCCACTGAGAACTGCCTGTAATTCGTCCTTTTTAACTGGATTGTAGAGAAGTTTTTCTCCGTTCTCGTCATTCGCCAATGTTTGATTGAGCGTGACGCCTAATACTGCGGACCCAGTAGTTGCAGCTCCGACGCGTAAAGGTACCACAGGATATTTATCTGCACCTACCCATGGGTAGTCAGTTTTTCCTAAATAAGTACTTCCAATTAAATCGAAAGTGTCCTTATTCATGTTCCCGCTTATTACTTTTACCATCACACCTGCGCTACCATTGCCGTCAGTCGATGGATTATCGTCAACTACTTGACTAGCAAATAGGTTGACGACATCGTGATCACTATACTGCCTAAATGGGTATAATCTTAGTGCCATAATGTTATTTTTAGTAGGTTATAGAAATGTTTTTCGCGTTGAAGGCCTTCTTGAATTTATTCTCAAGGGTGTCTTCAGACGAAGATGCCTCGTTGTTGTTCGCCATACTTGAATGAGGAACTTCAACTTTTTCCACGACATCTTCAACGGTTTCGGTAGCTACTGGGGCTGGGGTTTCGTCGGTATTAGCCTTAATTTCTTGAGCCAACCGCTGTTCCACAGCTTCCTGTACCTTAGCCTCGAATTGTTTTTCCTGCTCCTCTTTAAAAGCCTTGCTCTTATGTTGGAGTAGGGAAGCCAATTTGGCCCGATAATCTTCAAAAGCAGCATCAGAACTTTCAAGGCTCTTAACCTCATTAGCCAACACCCCTCGGTCTTGATCAGTAAGGTCATAAAGCTCATCAATAGATTCCATTCTGCTATTGAACAACTCTTCTGCCGCAGCAGCGTTGATAGAGGTTTCCAGAGAATCAATCTTCTCTGTTGCTTCCTCTAGTTTATTCTGAAGCTCTTCGATAGAAGCTTTGGCTTCCTCGGCGTCTTTTTGAGCCTGAATCTTTTCAGCCTCAACTGCCTCTCGCTCAGCCTTGAACTCTTCGTCCTTCTCACGAATCTTGTCGATCACATGAGAAGCAACGTTAGCCACGGCCTCCTGAGAGAACTCCGCCTTGTCAGTCAACTTCGTATCGAGGATCTTCTCGAACTCTGTTTTGAATTCTGTGATATCCATAGTCTTAGTAGTTATTACGTTATTATTTTCACTTTGTGAAATTTTTAAAATATTATTTTTAAAATTTTCTTCATTTTCTTCGACCGCCTCTACATCTCGGTGGTCATTAATGTTTAAATCTATATTCTTTTCTACAACCAAACCACTTACGTCAGCTGCCGGATTTGTAGTAAAACCAATGCCTAAAGGGAAAACATCCCCTACCACCAAACGGTAAATAGGGGTTCCGTCCTCAAGTTCGCCAGCGCCCTCAAAGGTTTTTAAATATTTTTTCATTTCATTTATTTGGGCACGGTTAGTAATAATTTCAGCGTCCTTGAGGTTTGAAGATCCTACGGCTAGTACATAGTCATTAAATCCTAACTCCCAACTGGCGGAGATTTTTTTGAAATAAGGGTCGTCCTCGTCGCTAGATCTCAATAAAACATCGGCAAAATCTTTGTTAACTGTTTTATAGATAACAGAAGCTAATGAAATATAATATGGGTCCTTAGTAGCCAATGCTGCACCGTTCCCTATGATTTTATCATTATTAAGATCAGTAAAGCCAGCATTAACAATATGACCAACAACTTTTTGTTTTTTGTGCTCTATGTTGGTAGGCTTATGTACAAAGTAATCGATTAGGTCTACAGCAGTCTCTGAGTCAATCCCATCTCCGTTTCTGTTGAATTTATTGACAATTGCTGCATTAAACGCAACTCCCACTAAATCCACATTTCTATCCAAATCAATAGACTTGGGTATAAGTGGTTTTAAATTATCCAAAGACGCAACGCTGATATTTAACTCGTTTTCTAAATCGGTAGTCGCGTAAACATCAAACAGATACTCTGTTGTGTATTTAAACTTATCTGACATTACATCAAAATGTTACACTTTTTTACTTCTCTAGAGAATTTTTTCTGCTATGATATAAAATCGCAGCTGCATAATCATCTAGTTCGTGTTTCGCGCTAACATCTAGAACCTCTTTCAATGGGCATAGGTCAGATATCTTAGCTGAATTTTTGATGCAAGATTTAGCCGTGGAAACCCACTCCTTCGGGTCCTTGGCGATTACTACTGACTCACAAACCCTTTCCAGAATCTCTTTCTGCCCCTTGTTTAATTGCTTCTTTTTGAAAAGTTTTTTAGCTTCAGCTGTTAATGCAATGTATAACTCGTTCGCATTATCCACTGTATTTTTAATGCTTTGAACCGAATAGGTGGTTCGTGCTAAAGTCTTAGCTCCCGGCGGTCTGCCGGGACGCCCCGCACTACGCCCGGGATTCTTAGTTTCTTCGTATCGCCGACGTTTCTCTAAAAGCTTGGCCCCTTCAGGGTGTCTAATCTCTTCTATTTCCTCTTCCTCTTCGAAATCCATAGGAACCGGCGTTCCCCCTACCAAAGGGTTAAAATAGCCCTTTTGCCTATCATCAACAAATTTTTCCTGAGCTTTGTCTAGCTCTGCTTCGCTCGGGAAAACTCCACTATCAATAACCTCCATGCCTTGCGCAGGAGGTAGGATCCCTAATTCCATCATCCGGGTAATAACACGTTGCATCTGTGCCGGATCCTTAAGGTCGATAGTTTCGAATTTAGCTGTAGGAATATTGCGAAAACCGAAATTTTTACACAACTGCCTAATTTCACCCTGTAAAAACTCGTTCAAAAACGTATCGCGAGCCTCCTTTAATCGCTGCAAAAACATTTGAGCCTTAACTTCAGTGCTTGCGAATTTCTCTTGGCTTAAAATGATATTTTGTAAACCTTCCTTAATATCCTGATTGACAACTTCATATTTTTGAGGGCCAATAACCTTTTGTATATCCGGAATAATAAATTCTGCATTAGTTGTATAATCGCTCACCAAAATACGACCCACGCTTTGGTTTTGGAAAAGCGTTTGCATAGCTCTGATATTCTTAGGGTTTACGCCGCCTTTGTCCGGGGTAGTACCCATCGTTATCAGCAAAACTACATTTTCAATGGTTCGACAAATAGATTGATCAATCTTCTTCATCTCCATTTTGAAATTAATGTCGTCTAGCACCGGAAACCCAAAGGGGATAGCAAAAGGCTCATAATCTTGTTTTTTATAAAAAGCATACCGTAACCTCTCAGGATCAAGCCTTACCTTTATACCGTCAATTGCCCAACTATCATTCTTAATTCTCCTTTTGATGTCTTCTGGCAACGCATCGTAAATTTCACGATCATCTTCGGTTTTAGGATCCTTCAGTCTCTCTACTTCGTATTCACTAAGCACCTTTGCATACAAACCATACCTATCAAAAGAAGTCGCTCTTTGAGCTACTACGTCATACGGATTCAATAAAATATAACGAACTGGAATTTTATTGCTCAACACGTTGATGCCAAGGTTGCGAACCTTTGAAAAATCGTCAGCCTTAAATTTGCTCTGAAGGGTATAAAGAAAGATGTTCCCACTGCGATAAAATTCCCTAAAAAACTGATCCTTTAAGCTCCAAATTTTAATCTTCTTGAACCAAGCCTTAATAAATTCCCTAGACTTGGCACTTCCCCCCTCAAGGTATATTTGAGAGTTGGCAAAATCAGCCATTGTGTCAATGGAATTTCGAAAAACAGCTATATTTGCATAAGCTTTTTGACAAAGCTCAATTGTATCCCTAACATTAACGCCATCAAGGGCATACTGATAAGGCAACATCCCTCCACGAATATTAGCATATTTGTAGAGCACTGGAGCAATCGCAATATTGTTCCTTCGGGTGCTAGTGTTTGCCCCTCCCACGGGAGCACGCGCATAGGCTTTGGACTCGTAAGCATAAAAGGAATCCCCTATTAGCTGAGGCTCATAGGCCCCATCGTTGTTGGCCTGCATGATATTCTCAATAGGTTGAGACTGGTTTTTAAATTTTTCCCAATATTCAGACCGCTTTGTGTATTTACGTTTATTCGCCATTTTCTTAAAAGACTTTACACTTAAAGTCACCAAAGTGACTTTGAAAGTTACTTTACATTATAAATTGAGGTTCAAATGTTTCTATAACATCTTCCGGTTTATGGGCCTGAGCGTCAAAATAAACTTTAGCCATCCAATTCGCCAATACTAAAGCAGAGTAGGAATCCTTCCGGGCCTTATCCGGTCCTGTCTGGCGCCTTAAATTAGAAGGAAGATCAAATGTTTGGGTTCCTTGTGCGGTAGTTGTTATCTGTATGAGAGCACATTCGTTTTTAGTTAGCTCCATCATGTCTGACTGATGCTCTATAAAGTCTATCATTTTGGCTGCCGGGGTTTGTTTTGCCTCTTCACTAGTGCGTAAGAACTTGATATCAGCGATAGGTATCTTCTTGCGCTTCTGCTGAAGATAAAAATCATCAATAGCCCTGCTTGCAAAATACAATCGATGGTGATCAAAATTTGCTTGAAGTAATTCGTTGGCCTGCCTTATCCAATTGCTCGTAGGTTTTCGTAATATCACATACTGATACTCCCCTTTGTTATATTGGTTTTTGTAAGAACGCAGAT